GGGGCGGTTTGTTCAGGATCGAGTCGAAACGCGATTTAGCGATGGTCAATCGAGCCTTGAAAGAGAAATGGAACGTAGACAAAGAGGCGATCAAAGCAGCGTTGATGCAATGTCTGACAGATCCAGAATTAGCGGTCGATGCGGCGAAGGTGCTGTTGGGTGCGGACGCTCTCGATCACAAGCGGGACGAAGCGGAAGCAAAAAAGGAGGCCAAGGATAATGAAATCCGATTACGACTTCTTGAACTCGCTCGATCTGTCCCAGTTGCAGACCTTGCTAAGCTTGCATCCGAAAACGGCATTGTCGGCGGATCCGGTCAAGGGTGACCGTCGGTTGTATCAACGCGACCTAATGGCCAAGAAGCGAGCGAGTCAAAGAGACATCGCCATTCCCCCACCTCTCGATCCAGCTCGTCGGCTCAAATGCGAAGCGGATCCTGCGTTGTGGCTCTCGACTTACTTTCCTGAAAAGTTTTTTGAGGGCTTTACCGATGATCGCTTAGCAATGATCCATTCGATCATCGATGCGGCTCGTTATGGCGGGGATCAATCGATTGCAGGGCCACGGGGCGAGGGTAAGACGACGCTCGCTATACTAGAGGCTTTGCAATTGATGGTCTGCAGAATCTCGACCTTTCCCGTCGTCATTGGCAAGAATGCCGACAAAGCGAAAAAGGAAGTGCGTGACATCGTTGAGCAACTGCAGCAGAATGAAATCTTTGCGGCGGATTACCCTGAGATTGCCATTCCGTTTCAGGCTGTCGGCGGTTGGTCGAGTCGAGGACGAATGCAGACCTGCCAAGGTCAGCCCACCAACATCGTCATCGGGCCAGAGTTCTTTGTGTTCCCAACGATCAGCAGGGATCAGTTACCAGGCTGGCCATCCGAGATCGAGCCAGCATCATGCGGTCAGGTGCTTTACTCTTTAGGCATCGATGGTGCGATCCGCGGTACTAAGTATCGAAGCAGACGACCTACCTTGGCTATCATCGACGACATCGAGGATAGGGAAGCGGCGGCGAGCGAAACGACGATTGAGAAGAACGAGGAGGTAATCGAACAAGACATTGCGGGGCTGGGTCAGTCCTCGGAGCGGATCCCTCGGGTCATGCTTTGTACGATCCAAAACAGAAAGTGCATTGCTTATCGTTACACCGATCCGAAGATCAAACCATCTTGGAGGGGCAAGCGATACCGCAAGCTCGTTACCAAGCCGGATCGGATGGACTTGATCGAGAAGTACATCGACATGAGAAAGGGACGCAAAGACGAAGATCCAGACGCTAGGGAGGCTTTCCGCTTTTGGCGTGACAATCAAGAGGACATCGAGCGTGGTTCGGTGGTAAGCAATCCGCACAGTTACTCAAAGAAGCAGCACAGCGACGGCGAGCCGATGGAATTGTCGGCGGTGCAATCGTATTTCAATCGAGTAGCCGACGTTGGGCAAAAGGCAGTATCGACCGAGATTGACAACGATCCACCTGAGGAAGCCGGGCCAATGGGCCTTGGCATCACTCCTGCCTTGGTCGAGTCGAGGATCAGCGGTTTGGTTCGTCGTCAGTTGCCTGCCAATACGGTGGCACTTACGGCGGCAATCGACCTTGGGAAGTATTACCTTCATTGGGTTGTGACGGCGTGGTGGCATGGTGCTGGTGGCGTTGTGGCCGACTATGGAATCCATCAGGTTTACGGGACGGATAAGAGCATGGATCACGAAGCCAGCGAGCCGATGATCTATCAGGCCTTGCTATCGCTTCGGGACGAGTTACTAACGAAAGAATTCAGCGACACAACAGGCACTCGGCGAACGATCGATTTTTGCTTTGTGGATTCCGGTGCGTTCACCAATGCAGCCTACCAATTCTGTCGTGAAGTCGGCGGGATCTTCCATCCTAGCAAGGGGCAGGATCCCTACCATCGAAAAGCCAAGTCTAGTTCGACAACGATTGCAGGGGCCAACCTTCACGCTCAAAAGCTTCCGTCGTCGAATGTTTGGCTTTACGAGCTCGATACGAGCTATTGGAAGCAATTCATCCATGAAAGGTTTATGACTCCGACTTTCGACGAATCGAACATGCTTCGGCGCGGGTCGCTTTCGTTGTTCGCTCTTGAGGAAGAACGGCGCCATAGCCAGTACGCGCAGCACATCGCAGCGGAAGAACTCGTCACAAAGTTCACAGAGGGCAAGGGTGCCAAGACCTATTGGATGGTCAAGGACAGCAATAATCACTGGCTCGATGCAACCTACATGGCGGCGGCGGCTAGTGAGGCTTGCGGGGTAAAGCTGATTGCTCCAAGTGAGATCGAGGTGCAACCGAAGCACGTTAGCGGCGAACAGCCTAAGTCTGTTAAGCAGGCTCCAAAGGCGTACCAGCACGGACGCAATCTAAGACAGCGGCAAGGCGGGTGGATTCCAAAACGGAGGTATTAGGAATGGCAAAGAAAAGCAGGAAGCAGATCGACACGGTGCAACAAACGGCAACAATCGAGCAACAACCGATCGAGCCGATCTATCGGCAATTCACTCCGAGACCTTGCACGATGTGCGAAACCAGGCGACCGCATGGAACGAATGCAAGCTACGTTTATTGCACTCGGGGCAAGATCCGTTTTTGCAAATGCAAGAACTGCAACCACACTTGGAGCCAGGAAGGTAAGTAAATTCGCTCGACTGTACTAGGCTAATGGTACAGGCTTATTGAGAATGTTTGCTCTCCATGCAATCCTTGTTGCATGGCATCAGCGGCAAGTCTGTTAACGCTCATCGACGCAGCTATTGAGGCTCTCTTAACCGGAGGGGCTCAGCAGTATTCTATTGGCTCGCGGACGGTTACCAAGCTTGACCTAGCGTCGCTCTTTGAAGAACGACGGATGCTCCAACAACAGGTCGAGCGTGAAAGCGGTTCCGGTGGCGTTACTCTCGGTAGATTGTCGAGGGCTCGCAGATGATCGGAAAGATGCTCGATTCAATCGTCACGGCCATCAGTCCAACGGCTGGACTCCGAAGGGCTCAGGCTCGCAAGGTGCTCAGGTCTTTTACAGGGGCCGAACCTTCGCGAATCTCATCGAGTCGCAAGCCGAAAAACAATCCAGCGGACATGGAGCTATCAGGGCCATTTGGTGCTGATACGCTTCGGGCATGGGCTCGGGACTTGGTGCGGAACAATGCTTACGCATGGGGCGTGGTTGATACCATCGTCTCATCGGTGGTCGGGTGTGGCATCAAGGCCCAGAGCCAGTTCGAAACTCCAAACGGTGACGACATCGAACCGATCAACGACCAACGCGACAAAATTTGGTCGGAGTGGGCGGAAGTCTGCGATGTCAACGGCAAATACACGCTCGACGAAATCCAGGCTATTTGCCAACGTGAAATGGTAGAGGCTGGTGAGGTGCTTGTGCGGCTCATTAGGACGCCGAGCAAGGTCTATCGAGGAATCTATCGGCCAGTCCCATTGGCTCTCGAATTGATCGAAGCTGACAGGCTTGCAGGGGATAAAGACAACTACGCAGCAAGACTGACTCCGGCTGGTGACAATCGAATCATTCGCGGGGTTGAGGTTGACGATCTCGGTAGGCCGGTTGCGTACTGGATCTACAAGGATCATCCATTGCAACCATACGCAGTAACCAGAACTCCCGAGCGAGTGCCTGCCCATGAGATCATGCACCTATACCGGCAGGATCGCATCGGCCAGACGCGGGGCGTGACTTGGTTTGCTCCGGTGGTTACTCCGGTGCGGGATCTTGGGACTTATCTTGACAACGAACTACAGGCTTCGGCTGTGGCAAGTTGTTTCACGGTGGCGATCAAGACTGATACGCCACTTGGAAATCTGATAGAGCCCGATGGAGTCAAGACAGCCGACGATGCAGGCAATAACTTGACCCACGTCGAGCCTGCAATGATTATGAGGCTTCGCCCAAACGAGGATGTTGTTGGGCTCAATCCTGGCCGTCCTAACTCAGCGGCGGAGCCTTGGATCGGATTGATCCTCCGGCAGATCGCAGTCGGTACAGGGCTCTCGTATGAGACGGTAGCAAGGGACTACAGCCAGACATCCTACAGCTCATCAAGAACGAGCCAATTGGAAGATCGTCGTCGGTTCCGTTGTTGGCAAAAATACTTGATCCGACATTTGCTCCAGCCTGTTTGGGATGCTTTTCTCGATGCGGCGGCACTCAGTTCCCTACCCTCGTTTCCCACCTCCAGCGAGTTGCTGAGTGACCGTCGCACT